ATACCTATATAGGTGTATTCCGAAGATGGAGTAGACGATGTATCTGATGCGGTAGGACTGTCCGATTTGGCGAAAAGAAGATGTACGTAGGCATTGTCTCCCTTCGCTCCTTTTACCTTAACCCACGTATAAGTAGAGAATGTCGTTGAATCTGTTGCCGAATTGTCGGTGTAAGTTCCTATATAAGCATACGCAGCACCATTTGGATTTGATGTGGTAAACGAGTTGTCGCTGTTGTCCGAAGTATTGCACCAAGCGATATGAACATATCCGTTCAAACCGTCTACTCCCTCACCCGTATCTCCTTTCCATTTCATCCACGTATAAGAAGAAGCCGTTGTGGGCGCAACCGATAAAATACCCGTATAGATACCGATGTATATATGTGTCGAATCGAAGCTGTCCTGCATGCCACTGCCGTTTATGTCAGTAGCATATCTGATATAAGTGAAAGAACTCTTTCCGTCAGAATTTACAAATACGGTTTCTTCGTCTATTGTCGTTGTATTCTGTAACAGCGAAAATAATATCTTATAAACGGTATTAGTAAGCGTTATGGCAGAACCTACCGAAACAGAAGATGTATTTATTACCATCCCGCTTTGGTTGTATGTCGTATAATTCAGTACAAGACTTCTTTCACTCTGTTGCGCACTTGTGAGGTCATAGTTTTCACCCGCATCGTCGTAGCACTTGATACCGCAACTGATAGTTGTAGGATTCAATGCTTTCACACCATTATTATATGTCGCACTTATCGCACCGACGGATGGAGAAAGTTCATAGGAAGCCGTTCCTTTTATCTTTACGAACTTCTTGTATAACGTATTCTCGTAGTCCACACCTGCATAAGTCGCTACAACCGTAACAGGTATCGAAAATGAATCAGCAAGCGTATCGGTTGTCAGTGAAGAAGCGAAAGATATTGATGCTGATAGTTTATCAGAGGCAACGGTAGAAGTTGAAGTTATACCATCTATGCTGCCTATAACTATGCTCTTAATCTTCATTGCCTCACCATTATGTTTGACGGTAAGACCTGATGTAGCGGTAGTGAAGCCTGAATAAGAAGCATTCTTGATAGAGAATACAAGATTACTCATTTCATTATCCATATCAGTAAGTGCGAACACTTCTTCGGTATGCTTTATGCCGATATTCATCTGTTTTGTGATACTTCCTTTTCCTTCGCAATCTACAATCACTATAAGACTACAAGCGTTGGTCTTGCGCATCTTGTCGTACCACTCGTCCGTGTGAGTTGTGCCATCGTCAGAAGTCGCTATCCCGTCGTTAAAGCTCTCAATGCCTTTAACGAATACGGTAGAATTGTGCACTTCTGCCGTGCATCCGACCGTCTGGACATATAGTTTATATGTACCTTCTTCTGCATCCTTACCATCATCAGCGATAGTTAGAATCTTGTTGTTGTTCCTGACCGCTACTGCTGTATGTATGCGGTATTGCTTGCTTCCTTTGTCGTCTTCAAACCATAGACCGCCTACTATGTTTCCGCTAGGGTCTGCTGTAAAGTTGTCGGCATAGGCAGACAAAGATACAATGTAGTTGGTGAGGTCTTTCTGTAAGTCGGCAAGTGTCTTCGGGTCTAATTGAATCACGGCATTGCCGAAATAGACGTTATCCTGAACGTACAAGCCGTTGCCCTCTAGCTTAGTTGTAGAACCGTTCTTATTCGTGATTGTGAGTTCACCTAGATAGCCGTCACGCTTTGTGATATTAGGTGAAGAAATAACCCAAGTGTTTACTCCTTCCAAGTTCTCTGTGTATGCGTGAGGATAATTGCTTTGGAAGATACTAGCACGTCTGTTAGCGTCAGTGAATGAGCCGTATTGTGCTGCCTGCATCAAAGCGCATGGAGCAGGTGTTGAATCATTACGAAGCGCATAGCGAAAAGTACAACTGCCTTTCTTGGAAGATATGATACTGACAACCGAAAAGTAGGTAGTAAAGAAACCTACTCTCGTAGGAAATCCGCAATCGTCAGCGTCTTTGTTTGCTGTGTTGTAGTTATTGTTAAGGTCTGAAAAGATACCACGACATATATCACCGACCGCCATTGTCGATAGTTCATCGTCGTCTAGCTGTTCAGTGATTATCTTCTTATCTGTATCAACCGATTTAATCTTGCAGAATCCGTTTGTGCTCCAACGCTCACCTACGTTCACTTCGACCAAGTTGTAGACAAATGATTTGGCAGACATGAAAGTTCTAAACGTTCCGCTTTCCCATTCACCATTTCCTATTTTGTCGACCATCGAACCACTACCAAGTAGTCCTGATTCAAAACTGCCCGTTTCTATTCCATCCTCAAATATGATTCTGCCTTTGGCTTTGTCCTTATTTACTTTAGAAAGAAACTTGTCTTTCAGCGCAGCGTAGGCAATGTCACTTATTTGTGAAGAGTTGTAGCCCGAAGAACTTCCACCTCCCGTAAGGTTGTCTATCTGCTGTTGTATCTTCTGAATAGAGCCTACCGTCTTTGTGTCACGAAGCGTTATGTCGTATTTAGGTAATATGCCGTCACCTTCTGTTATCTTGATAACATCAATAGTGATTGCGCCCGATACTCCCATATCGCTGTCTTCGATAAGAAGTATATCACCCTCTTTGACCGTATAGTGGAATGTCGTTGTCTTATCCGTTATAGCATCATCATGACGTTTGATAAAACTTGTATCTGGAGAAAGAGAATAGGAGAATACCGTAAAGTCGTTCTTCTCAATCCATTTAAGCGTCCAATGAAGAAGTTCTATGCTTGCTTGCTCAATATAGGTTTGAGGCATATATATGTCTGTAATGACAAACTTGTCGCCCGCTTTTATCGGTGCGTCCTTATAAGGGAAATACTTGCCGATAGAATCGTCCTTTACTCGTTGTGCGGTCAATATCCAACTGTTGCTTGCACTTCTTTGCCATGAATCAATAGTATAGTCTCTCCCAGCGCAATATCCGCTATTTAAATGCAACTTAGGTTTGCTTGATGACATTGCAACATCGTCAAACTCGAATCCTAAATCGGGTATATAAATATGTATAGGTGGAACGGTCGCACCATCCGCATAAATACCGCTATCCGTTATTTCGGTATCAGTATCGGTTTTACAACTTTCTATCTCGTTTCTGTCGTCTTGGAAATATTGAAGTGAAGGATAAATATCCTTGTGTGTATCATCATCCGTTGTAAAGTATTCCGCTTTCGGTCGTATTCCAAGTGCTGCCATGTTCTTGCTGTTGACGTAAGGATAATACTTCTCCGTTGAGAAAGTATAGCCTGCATCCACGTATGATTGCAGCCATGCGTATTTTGACTTGTTTGCAGCAACCCAATCTGCCAATGTACCTGTCGGAAAACCTGGCAACATCAGATTGGCGATATTCATATTGTTCGGCAGTGAGGAGTTAGTATCAAAAGTGATGTGTGACAAATCGCTTATATTATCCTTTATCGCTCCACTATCTATAGAAACGGTCTTGCCTGCAATGAGAACAGCGTTATTGGTAAGTCCTTCATATATATCCGTAACTTCACTAGTATATTTTGAACCATCGACAACATATCCGCTATTTCCTGTTGAAAGAAATTGTCCGTATGTGGCAGAAAGCGTATGTGAAGATGTTTTTCCTTGAACCGTAAAGGTGATATTTTTTCTTAATTCAGTGCCATAAGATAAATCGAATATGAAAAGCATATCATTCTTTCCTTTTTCGCCGACATCAAGTATAAAGTTGATAATTGTTGCACTGACCTTAGCACCGATTAAAGAGTAGTATCTAGGATTTAGATTGGTAGTATTGCCATAAGATTTAAGCCGTGTCACAATCTGTTGGTCTGACTGCACGTTACGTGTCATGTCATAAAGACCTTTGTACTGACCTACTTTAAATGTTATGTCCTTTACACTTCCGTTTATACCCATCGTGATTGTTCTTCCTCTGCGTATAAAGTTCTTTCCATATTTAGATTTACAATAGCATATCGCATCCCAGCATGAAATATTGGAAACAGTGATAAGCATATTCTTCTTATCCTCATCGGTAGCACCGTCGGCAACAACGATAGTCCATTTCTTGTCACCAGTATAGTATCTGTCAAGATTGGCTTGAACACGCTGCGCCAAATCATCTATTGTGGCAGCGACAAATGAGAAGTCTGGCTGCGCTGTAAATGAATGGTCTGTATCGGATGTTCCTACGAAATCATCAAATGGTATCTGTAAATCGCTGTCATAACCGTTCAGTTTGATATTATCATACTGGAAAACACTTCCATTGGCGTTTGGATGGTCTGTTTTCTTTTCGGTAGGAATATTCTCGAACGTGAACTTTTCACCTCTGTACAGAACATAGTCCCCTATCTGAAAATCTATGCTTTTGTTTGATTTCACAGATATAGTCACACTGCTTTCACCCATGAAAGTGCCGTTGTATTCCAACTTCTCCGTAGCACATCTGACCACACTTCCGTCTTTGCTGTATATCTTGTATCTCATAGCGTCACTTTCGCATTAGGGTCTGTTAATGTTATGTCTGTCGTAGGGTCTGTAAACCTGAATGGTAGCTTGAATGTCAGATGATCGTCATCCGTCATGTGTATCAACTCATCGGGGTCGAAAGACTTCATATATACTTTCTGTCTTCCTATTCCGTTATGTCTGTCGTATATCTTGAACCCACCCTCTGTAATACTGTCGTAATCGTCTGATACGGGAGCAGCACCTTGAAGATACTTAATAAATCCGAGATATATGTTTGTGTAGCATGAATCTAATCCGCCTGTGTATTCAAATTCTACAGTGCAGTCATACGCTTTTACAGGAATAAAAGACGGTATGTAAGTGTCTTCTCCGTTCTCACCTGCGAAATCGTGTGTAGGCAAGTCTTTTACTTCATATTTAGGCAATGGAATCTTAGTACATACAATATTCCATTGTTTGTATAAATTGACTGTCGGTGCGCCCGTAGTCATTTTCTGAATCAGAAGTGAACTTCTAGTAATACCGTCAGTTGCCATATCTTAATAGTTTTTGTGTTGCGTTCTAATCGCAAATATAGTAATTAAATTGTATAATTATACAATTATAGCTTAAAAATATACATAAAATAGGGATGAATATACAAAAATATATATCATCCCCAAAACATTAAAAACAGAATAAAATGTTGCTATTTATATTAAGTGCCGTAAAACCCACAAGTCTTTAGCTTGTGGGTAGTTCACACTCCTCATGTATTATACAGTCATTATCACCTATGTTTTTTACTACTGAATGAGGTGAATGTTTATACACATATACTCTTGATTGCACATTGCTGTTTATTGTAACTTCTGCATCGTCATATACATTGAGCATGATACGAGCCATATACCAAGCGTTTATTATTACTTTAGAAGTGTGTCTGATATATACGTCAGCTACGTCAAAAGCTGAAAAATTAAGCGTCATATCACAATCTCCGTTTACTATGATTATTCCTTTCAAGCTGTCTTTTGAAATGTTCTTATCGTCTACAAAGATATTGTTGGCTTGCAATGTAGGTTTATCCCAATGCGTTTTGATGAAGTCGTTGGTAGGATAGTTGTGTTCAATACAGAAATCTATTCCACGTTTGTATTTATCAAATAGGGTAGAAGTATCGCTGTCGTCTTTCCATTCTCCAAACCATTGGTCGCAAAGTCCTGCCTTGCGAGCCATATTTCTCAATTCCATGCTTAAATTTTCCATAATCAGTTTATATAAATTTTCTTGTTGCCTATTGTAATATCATAGAACATGGATTTTATTTCTCCCACAAGTTCCATATTCTTGTAAGTGTTGGAAGCTATTGATTGAAGCTGTTGAAGTTGTGACCTCATAATAGGACTTTCACTAACCATTATTCCTTCGTCTACCATTTTCTGCAAGTTCATGCGGTTGTTGTAGGTGTCTTGTCTGATAGCGTCCATGTGTGCTGCTATTATATTTGCTTCTTGCTCTGAAACTCCACTGATAGCATTGGCAGTAGAAGATGAAGATGTGTTTTTAATATCTATGCCTTGCTTTTTAAACCCTTCATTTAATGCAGTCATTGCCTTGTTATATGTATCTATTGAAGATTGTACACCTAATATGTCGGGAGCAAGATTATTAATCATGTCAGCCATACTCATATCATTGTCTGCTCCAAGCCAGCCACCTTGACCGTCTTTACCTACCATATCGTCCATCAATTTCTGCATTGCGGGTTCTATGATTCTTTGTGTCGCCCACTTGTTAGCCACACTTGCAATAATGTCGTTAGCTTTTTTCTTAAAAGCGTCAGCACCGCTTTCTCCTTTCTGCCATGCTTCAAATAAAGCGTCGCCAAGTTGGCTTGCCCAACCTTTAATATCTATACCATAAAGGCTATTTGCCAAATCAAGTGAGAACTGCGCAATCTTGGTTTCCATTTCCTCAATCTGACCATTGTAGTCGTTTATCTTGGATTGGTCAGTCTTTTTCTTATCCTCTTCGGCTTGCTTCTGTTCCTTTAACTGCTCTAATTGCTGCTTATACAGATTTCTCTGATAGTTATAAACGTTCCCGTCTTTCATGTATTGTACAGTAGCCCAGTTTTCTTTGAGTGTTTGGTTAGCTTTTGAAAGAGCCATTAAATCGAATATGGATAACTTGCCTTTACTCTTTATTGAAGCTATTGTAGCATCGGCTTCTTTTACGGCTTTTACTGCATCCGTGTTGATGAATGTTCCTACCGCAGCATTTCCAAGATGATATTTAAGTTTGTCCTCGATAGTTTTAAGCAGAAGATTCTCCTCCGTTATCTGTTGCCCCAAGTCCTGAATCTTGTTGTCAAGTTTCTTGTCGTGATATTTATTGAAGTTGGTGAATATACTTGCATAAGCAGAAATATTATTGCTTATCGCGCCCGCTATATCTCCATTTTTAAAGCTGTCCCAACCCGCCTTCGCTTTTGATGAAAATTCAGATAGACCGCTTATTGCTGTCTTAGCGGTAAGCCATCCTCCTTTATCGGTATTATGACCATAGGAATCAGCCATTTCAGCGATAGAATCAAACGCTTGTTTGAGTGCCTGAATTATCTGGTCTATCATCTTGACTATTTTATCAACTACGGCAATAACACCTTGCGCTTTGGATGCAGCCTGCATAATATTATTCCCTGCTACCATAGTCTTCTGACCTTGCGTCATTTGAACCAATGCGTCTTGTTGCTTATTGGTATCGTTGGTAGAGTTAAGCAAGTCTACACCGCTTTTATATTGAGTAGAACCTTGTAAAATCTTATTAGAACCTTCTTCAAACATCTTCTTGAAAAGTTCGTCAAAACCACCTTCCTGATATGACGCAAAATAAGATTTTCTCTTTTCGCTGTAATCAAGCTGTTTATTTATCTTTTCAAGAGTTTCGGCATAGTCCTTTGCAGATATTGCTCCGTTTTTAAAATCTCTTGCCAAATTTTCACGAAGTACATTTGCGAGTTCTCTAGCTCTGTCTTTCGTGAACATCAATGCAGACTGATAGAATAGAGCATAATCGGGGTTCATGGCATCTATCTTGCTTTGTTTCTGACCTTGCAGACGTGAAGCCGTTGTATTATCACCTTTTGCTCTTGCTATCTCTATTTTCCTATCATATTCCGTTTCAATCTGCTGTAACTTCTCATAATATCCCATTGTACTTTTAATAGAATCAGCGTACATTTTCTCTTTTTCCGATTCTTCGCTTTCGAGATAACTTTTATAAGACGCAACGTACTTTATAAGTTCTGATTGTACTTCACCGCTATATATAGCTTTAATCTGGCTATCAGACATAGCGACTATCTTTTGTGCAGAATCTTTAAGCCCTGAAATATTGCTTATTCTAGCTAGTATTTCTTCCGAAGCCGTGTTGAAAGAATTTCCGTTTGCTCCGAAAGCTATTCTACCTGATAACTCTCTATTACCTGTTTCACCATAAAGAGAATTATATAATGACCATTTCTTGCTTAGTTTTCTCAATTCTTCTTCTATGAATTGGGATTTTGAATCCATGCTTCTTTTGAACTCGTCTCTGTCAAAGTCCGTAAGGTTGGATAATATCTCATTAAGGAATTTCTTTCTTTCGGTACTTGGTTTGTTCTTACGCATCATATCTTCCAAGTTCTTTATAGTCCTCTTGTACCAAGCATTTAATTCGCTTTCGGTTGACATCTTGGCAAACGTACCTTTTGAGAATATTCCCATACTTTCTACATCTCCAATAGATTCAGATTCACTTTTGCCCGCCTGAATCCATTTCTTGTATTCATCCATTGCCTTTTTAACGGAGTCAAGTCTGGCACGCATATCCTTTAAGAAAGTGTCCTCTTTTGAACCGCCACCAGTCTTTTTAGGTTTAGGGGTTTTCTGACCACCGATAATAAAGTTTACATCCATTTCAGAGTTCCAATCATTATAAAACTCTTGCCATTTATTATTGATGTCTGATATTTTCTTTCTATTGCTTTTTGCGTCTTTTAAATCCTGTTGGTATGTATCATATTTACCTTTTATATATTCAGCAGCATCCTTATCATTCTTGATATTTGCTAAATCTGCTTTATATTTTGAATTAAGAGTATAATTGCTTGAAAGTTCTTTTCCCCTGCCTGATAATACCGCACCACCTTCTTGTCCTATAAAACGCATTTCATTCCATATATAAATAGGATTTTTTCGTGTATATGCGTTCATCATAGCCAAGAAATTAGCTAACCACGGCTTTTTTTTTGAAGTTTCATTCTTATAGGTCTGAAATGCCTGATTTACTTGCTCTTTTGTGGCATTGTTAATATCGTAACCATTTTTCCATAATATTTGTTTAATGCCGTTGTACATATCCTGCCATACTTTCGGATGGTCTTGTATTCTTGCGCTGTTTTTAGATACGGCATCCTCAACCATAAAAGTCCATTGCTCAAGTGAATATCCTAATAAGTTCCACGCTTTTGCCTGTTCCTGTGCAGACTTGACGATAGCAAGTTTCCATTTTTCCGTATGACCTTCAACGTCAGCATTTGACATTGAGTTATTGATACGTTTTATACCATCTTCTACGTAATATGCCATTCTATCAGACATTACCTTCACGTTGTTGGCATAATTGTCGAATGTATTCATATCAATACCATCAAACAATGTAATCTTATTATCTCTTGCCATAGCAAGCATGGCTTTGATAACTTCATTATTGGTAGAACCCGCTCTACGCATATTATCAATTTCGGAAGCGAGTTGTGGAAATTGCGTTCTTAATTTTCCAAGCGCAACATCAATGTCATTCTTATTGAGTTTAGACATTTCTCCGTTCAAATCATCAGTACTGCTAGCAACGTCCGACAGTACTCCCTCTATTGATTTTCCATTCTCTTGCCATTGTAAGGCATAATTTCTTAAATCCTGCGTCCATGATCGTGGAATAGGACTAAAATTATTTAGTCCATAATTTGCTAGATTGATAATTCCTTTATTGATTGAATTAAACCAATCAGGTGCCAAACCTTCACCGCTTTTTTGTGATTGTGCAAAGGCATTTCCATTTTTAGATATTGATTCGTCCGCATCACGCAAGGCTTGCATTTCTTCACGAAGGGCTTTTAATTTCTGTGTCGCATCAGTAATAGTATCTACGTTGGTGATAAATCCGCTCATATCGAGCGGTGTGCTTGTAATCTGTTCCTTGTATGCGTCTATAAGTTTTTCTATCTCGTTCTTATTTCCACCTTTAATCACCATTTCTATGGGGTGTGTTGAAAGGAAATCGTTTAAAGTTTTAGTCCCATCCTCTGCGTTCTTTATTGTCTGTTTATTGACTTCATCCAAGTGCTCCATCTGCTGCTTGTGTTCCATATAAGCATCCATTCCTATAAAAGCACCTGCCATAAGTATATTTACAGGAGAAAACAAAGTCGCTAAAGTCGCTTTTATGCTATTGGCTATCATACTAATATTGCTTCCAAGCATCAACATACCTTTTTTCATTTGCAATGCAAATTTCTGCCTTGCTGTAGACGACATAGCAAGTTGCATATCCACTTCTTTGATAGTTGTGAGATATTTTATCTCACCTTCCGTCAAAGCCAATGTAGAGGATAACTGCAACGCTTGTTCTGCGGTAATCTTTCGTGTATTTACAAGTCTCATAAGTGCTTCCGAATTTATGGCTTTTGATGTGGCAAGTTTCTTCACATCTTCAAACGTCAATACTTTTGAAGTTGCCAAAACAGCCTTTTCTTCCGCACTCAATTCGCCATATAATGCTTTTCTTCTTAGAATACTTGCTTCTTCCTGCTTTGAAGCCATTACGCCTTTTAGTGTTGCGGCAGTACCCATTCCTAAAAGTCTGTTGTTTGCCGCCATTGCTATACGATGTGCTCCCCATAGGATAGTAGCCGCTCCAAGTGCGGAAGATAACTCTCTCCAATGTGATACAAGTTGCGTAATATCTTTTATTGTACCCTTTATCACACCACTATGGGAGTTTGCAATGTCGTAGTACATCGTGTCAATAGCATCTTTCAAGTTTGAAGCCATACCGCTTGTAGATTGTGCGAGTACGCCTTGCATACCATAGAACTGACCGCCTTTATCTGTTGACTTCCATAGTACGTCCTTTACATCGTTGAAAGATACCATTCTCTTTGATACTCTTTCAATAACATCGCCTGCCGTGACTATTCTGTGTTCAGCTTCTGAATATTTCTTTGCAAGCAAATCGGGGAGAGAAACTCCAAATTCAGTGAACTGCCTCATTTCTTGCCCTCTTAGATAGGCTGCCGCTTTTACTTGTGAGAAAGCAAGCACAAGTCGTGACATATCTCCACCAAGTCCTGCCGAAATATCAGCAAGCCTGTTGGTAGTATCATATAGGTCTTTATAAGGTGTACCGAAAGCCGTTAATTGACGGGAGTAATTGGACAGGCCTCTGAAGTTGAAAGGAGAGATGAGTGCCAAGTTCTTCATTCGATTGAAAATATCATCTGCTTGTTCAAGTGAACCTAACATACTTCCCATTGCAAGTTTCTGTTTCTCAAACTCACCGCCAATCTCTACAACGTTTTTAAGTAGATGTTCAACAGTATAGACAGATACAAGCATACCAATCTGATTGCGTAAATCACCCGTTATTGATATTAGTCCTGTAAGAGATTGGCCCAAACGGACATTGGCGTTAATGTGTGAACTCGCAGTCTGTGCCGCACGCTGATTGGCATTTGCGAGTGATTGCTGTGCTTTTTCTGTCCTCAATGCAGCAGCAGCTAGTCTTTCTTGGGCAATAGTATGAGCATCGGCAGAACGTTGGGCTACTTCGACTGCTCTCGCCATTTTTACCTTATCTTCAGTAACATTCTTTATCACCCTTGACAAAGCCACCATTTCCGTTCTGTCACTTGCCGACATAGACGGTTGGTTCATCAGTTCCTTGATACGTTTTATAGCACCCTCTACAACGCTTGTATCAGCACCAATTTTTACTTTCACATTAGCATTGTCGATAGACTGCTTGATATTCTTTCCAATATCAAGTCCTTGTCCTAATTCCTTTTCCAATCTTGACTTAATCGCCTTCATTTGAGATTCAGTCAAGTCGTTTATTTTAAGGT